CGTCGAACAGGACAGAGTGTGACAACCGGCGAGACCAGGTTCGACCCGGTCGTAGACAACTACCGGAACGTCCAGCCGTTCGTCACCGAACAGCGAACGATCGGCGAATGGACCACCGAAGCTGACGCGGCCGCCGCCCTGGATGTCGTACTGGACGACTGTGACCTGTTCGACATCCACAAAGAGGTGATCGGTGATCTCATACAACCTCTGCCTGGACAGAGATGCGGCCCGGTCCGGATCGACCGGATCCTCACCCCGAAACCTCAACTATTGCGCTACGGCTGGGATTACGGCGCCATCGGTGTCGAAACAAAAAGATCCGGCGAACCGATTGGCCCAGCCCTCAACCAAATGTTGGATTACCGGCGGTCCGTGTTCCATCTAGCCGTCGCCGACATCTGGTTAGGGTTCGTGTTCCTGTGGCCGGCCCGGTCTCAACACTTCGCGACCGAGAGCGTCATGGCTCACCACCGGGTCGGCGTGGCCTGGTCAACAGACCACTATCCCCTCACCTTGCATAGCGGCCGGTCCGTTCTCACCGTCGACAGGACCGGAAGCATCTCCCTCGGACAGATCCGCGCCGGCCGAAAAGCAGGCCACAGATGACGAGAGGAAACATGAGCATACGTACGCTTGAAATGCGGGGTGGCACCCTGGTCGCCGCCCAATGCAACATCTGCCTGCTCGTCTGGGAACGCCCGCCCGATGTCGACGACGAGGGGGCGGACCACAGTCTCGGCCAGTTCGTGGCCGACCATAAGTCCCGCCACCAGGCCCGATGAGACGTTATGCCTAGCGTCGAGGCCGACTACATGCGGGAATGGAGGAAACGACGAGGTCGTGCCGCCCTGGCCCAACAACGGGCTTACGCTCATGCGCTGGCCGCCCTTCGCAACCTTCATCCAGAAGACTTTGAACGCCTCTATGCCATTGAGCGGGCCTTGGAGGGACTCACTCCCATTCCCGGTCCTGGTGGGGGACTGGGTACCAAGAACCGCCGATTTGAGGAGGCGTCCCCTTGACCGCCGACGAGTATTACGCCCTCGAGGAGCAGCTGGTCGGGTTGCGCCGCCAACTGTTCGACCTGCGCGAGCAGGTGGCCGAGCTGGTCGAGAAGGTTCGCTTGTTGCGCTACGACCTCGACATGGCCGAACGGCGCCGATCGTGAGCAACCGGGTTCTACCCTGTAGGACATGGCCAGCCAGGATGCGAGCCTGTGGACTACCGGCTACCGGCGTATGCGCCTGGCGGTGCTCGATCGTGACTTGTGGTTGTGCCAGATCCACGGTCCCACCTGCACCCATTGGGCGACCGAGGTGGATCACATCACAGCCCGGGTGGACGGCGGCCAGAACGACCCCACGAATCTGCGAGCCGCCTGCCGGGCGTGCAACAGCAGGCGTGGTGCCGATCGGACCAATCGGCGCCGCCGGTTCGCCTATCGCAACACCGTCGCCGACTATGTCACACGCTTCTAGAATGGGATGGGGGTTCGATTTTTTGGGGGCGAGGTCGCCGACATCCCGCACGAGTCAATATCTCTCCCTTTTCGGTCCAAACCGGACGGATCGTGACTGATGCGAAACGGCCTGGCCGTCCTCGCCGCCGGAAGGGCCGGAACGAGGCCGCTCTCGATCTCGACCTGGGCCAGCACCTCGATTTGGCCCGCTCGGTCCGCTCCAGCCTGCGGACACTGGCGGCCCTGCTTGATCGGGCCGAAGCGGCCGGCGACATAGAGTCCGGCGCCCGGATCGCCCATGAGTTCCACGACCAGCTCGCCGCCGCAGGTATCGCCGTCCCGCCGGTCGAGCACATCGAAACCCTCGACGACTTCTTGCGGGCCACCGCCGGTCCTGGCCACCCCGAGAAGTCCTGAGCGGGCCACGTTCGGGCCGGCCATCGCGGCCTGGTCGGCGAGGATGGGCCGTCCGTTGATGCCCTGGCAGGCCCAGGTGGCCGACGTGGCCCTGGAGGTCGACGAGTCGGGCCGGTTCTGCTTTCAGCTGGTCATCGTGACGGTGCCCCGCCAGTCGGGGAAGACGACGTTGATCGGGTCGGTTTTGGAGCAGCGGGCCGCCACCGTGTTGCGGGCCCGGTGCTGGTTCACGGCCCAGTCCGGGCGGGACGCCGTCGACTGGTTTTTGAACGAGCACGAACCGTTGTTGGCGTCCGGGTTCCGGGGTGGTTACCGGTTGCGGAGGGCGAACGGGTCCGAGAGCATCCGCTGGACCTCTTCGACGGGGCTGGTGCGGCCGTTTCCGCCGACGCCGGAGGCGTTGCACGGCAAAACGTCGGATTTGGTGGTGATCGACGAGCCGTGGGCGTTCGATGTGGTGCGGGGCGGCCAGCTGGAGCAGGCCATCGTGCCGACTCAGGCGACGAAACCGAACGCCCAGGTGTGGAAGGTGTCCACGGCGGGGGACGCCTCGAGCGTGTGGTGGTTGGGGACGGTCGAGACCGGGCGGGCCGCGGTACGGGCCGGCCGCCGATCGGGGGTGGCCTATTTCGAGTGGGCCTGCCCGCCGAACCTGGACGCCTGCGACCCGGTTTCATGGCCGGTTTATCATCCGGCCTACGGGCGGACGATCGGTCCGGAGTCCATGCGGGCGGCGTTGGACATGCTCGGGAGGGACGAATTTTGTCGGGCCTACGGGAACCAGTGGGTGTCCACGTTGGCCCGGGTCATCCCGATCGACGCCTGGCGGCGGGCGGCGGAGGATCCGGTGGAGCTGCCCGAGCAGGGGCGGGTGGCGTTGGCGTTCGACGTGGCCGTCGACCGGTCCGACGCCGCCATCGTCGCCTGTTGGCGGGACGGGAGTGGGGTCGGGCATGTGGAGGTGGCCGACCATAGGCCCGGGACGGGCTGGCTGGCCGACCGTCTCACCGACCTGGTAGGACGCTGGCGGCCGCTGGTGGTGGCCTATGACGGGGCCGGCCCGGCCCTGGACGTGGCCGACGTTTTAAACCGGGCGGGTCAAGATCTCCTCGGCCTCAAGGCGGGCGAGTACGCGGCGGCCTGCGCTGGCCTCCTGGAAGCCCTCTGCGCCGACGAACCCTCGGTCCGGTACCGTCCCCACCCGGCGCTCGATTCGGCGGCAGGCTGGGCCGTGCGGCGGGCTCTCGGGGACCGCTGGGCCTGGGGACGACGCCAATCCTCCGGGTCGCTGGCGTGTTTGACGGCCATGACGGTCGGGGTATGGGCCGTCGACCACGCCCCCGCCGCCCTCGGCGATTTCCACATCTATTAAACCGGACATACCGGCTGGTAACTTGTGGGTCGGTGAGTGTGACGGCATGGGATGTGGGCCGCCGGGTCCAGGTGCGCGACTCCGGACCGCTGTTGCCGCCCCCGTCGCTCGGTTCGACGGCCTGGGGTCTGCCCGGCAGTTACGTGTACGACAGTTTCACGGCCCGCCGGGTGCCGGCCGTGGCCCGGGCCATCCAGCTGTACGGCGGGATGTGCAAGCAGATGCCGTTGGACGCCTACCGCAACGGCGAACCGTTGCCGTCCCGGCCAAGGTTGCTCGAATCGCCGGACCCGTCGCTGGTCTGGCCCCGCTCCCGGTACATCGCCTGCTCGGTCGAGGACTATTTGTTGAACGGGAACACCGTCTCGTATGTGACGGCCCGGGGCGTGGACGGCTGGCCGCTGGCCGTCATGTACCTGCCCATCAACTGGGTGTACGTGTCGTGGACCTACGGCGACTTCTCGAACGTGACCTACACGTTTTACGGTCAACCGTTGGACCCGGCCAACGTCATTCACATCTGCCGGGGCGTGGACCGCACCTACCCGGTCCGCGGTGTCGGCGTAGTCGAAGAGGCCTACTCGACCCTGGACCGGGCCGCCATGGAAGAAGAATACGAACGGTCCGCCCTGGCCGGCGGCGCCGTCCCGTCGGTGGCGATCATCACGCCGCAGGCCACGTTGACCCAGGACGTGGCCGACCAGGCCAAGGACAACTGGTTGACCAAGTTCGGCGGCCCGGTCCGCGAGCCGGCCATCCTCCCGAACGGCACCCAGGTGGTCCCGTTGGCGTGGTCGCCGACGGACACCCAGCTGGTCGAGGCCCGCAAAATGACCCTTACCGATATCGCCAACCTGTTCAACCTGGACAGTTACTGGGTGGGGGCGGCCGTGCAGGGCATGACCTACAAGACCGCCGCCCCCCAATATCAACAAATCTTGCGGACGTCGATCGAACCGGTTATCGCCGATTTCGAGCAGGTCTGGTCGGACGCCTGGTTTCCCCGGGGCACGACCGTCCGGTTCGACCGGAACAAACTGTTGGCCGAAGACCTCCCGACGACGGCCCAGGCGTTGAACCTGCTGGTCACGGCCGGGATCGTCACCGGCGAAATGGCCTGGCAGATCCTGCAAGGCGTGCCTTTGGCCTCGATCGACTACACGGAACCGCTGCCGTCGCCGCCGCCCGTCCCGGTGACGGCAGCCCCAACCGAATCCGACAGCGGAGGTGCCAACCAGTGATCACCGAGCGCGCCCTATTCAACCTGGAGCTCCAGGTACGCGACCTCGACACCGGGCGGAGGGGCAGTCTGCTGACCCATCTGGAAGGCCGGGCCGTCCCCTACAACACGTGGGCGAACGTGGGCGGCTACATGGAACGGTTCCGGCCGGGGGCGTTCGCCAAATCCATCAACGAGAACCGGAAAGCGTTGCCGCTGATGTTGTTCCACGGCCGCGACGATCTGTGGCCCATCGGGCTGGCCACCAAATGGTCGTCGGAAAACGACGGTCTTTACGGGGTGTGGCGCTTGAACGACTCGCCGAACGCCCAGCGGGCCGCCGAAATGGCCCGCACCGGTGAGCTGGGGTTCCTGTCGATCGGGTTCACCGACATCCGTTCGGCGCCGGAGCTGGTCGACGACTACAACCCGCAGTTGGGCGAGGAGCACATGGACCGCATCACCCGGATCGAGGCCCGCCTGGTGGAAACGTCGATCGTCCCGACCCCGGCTTACGCCGACGCCCAGGTCACCTGTGTGCGCTCGTATCGGCGGCCGGCGTCGGGTGATCCGCATCCTCGCCTGACGGCCTGGAAACGCGAAGCGGCCGGCCTGCCGCGCTAACATCCCGGTTGACAGCCGCCGGACCCGCGCCGCACCCTGCCGCCGGACCCGCGCCGGGCCATCCCGGATGGCCCACCCGGGCACCACCGTGGGGGCACCCGAGGCACCACCGCCGCCGAACGGATACCCCCGCGAAGAAAAGGATGCCCACCTATGTCGAACGCCGTTCTGGCCCGCCTGTACACCCAACGTCAGGAGCAGATCACCTTCATCGACCAGACCCTGGAACGGGTCGAAGCCGAAGGCCGGGACCTGGTCGACGCCGAGCAAGCCAACCTGGACGCCGCCCGCCAGCGGATCCGGGAACTGTCCGCCCAGATCGAACCGCTCGAGGATTTCGAGAAACTGCGCGGCGCCCACTCCGAGACGGCCGCCCTGCTGATCGGACCCCCGGACCGGGTGCCGGCCCAACCCCGCCAGATCGACGGTGACAGCCGGGTCCCCGAATATCGTTCAACCGGCGAATATCTGGTCGACCTGATCCGGGCCCGGGG